CCAAATGCAGGATTCTGGGGACTGATTGTGGGTATTGTACTTCCTATGGCACTGGGCAAGTTCCTTCCGAAAGGTTCAGCCCTGGAAGGTGTCTATACCGAAGTGTGGACGGGCGAGCTGGTGAAGCAACTCCGCGGAGGAATGACCGCCTCCTGGCTGGACGGAGTATCGGATTATTCGGCTGCGGTGAACAACGAAGTGGTGCATCTGGTAGATGTGGGCGGAGATCCGGACGTATTGATTAACAACACGACGTATCCCATCGCCGCACAAGAACTGGAGGACGGGGATATTGCACTGGGCCTTGACAAGTTCCAGACCAAGAAAACTGCCGTATCGGACGACCAGCTTTTTGCCATCTCATACGATAAGATGGGCAGTGTGATCGAGCGTCATGGTGATGCCATCACTATCGCCAAATTCAAGAAAGCAGCTCACGCGCTGGCTCCGAACAGCAATACGGCCAAGACTCCGGTTGTGCCTACTTCCGGTGAAGATGACAACGGACGAAAGAAATGTACCCGAAAGGATATTATCGCGCTGAAACGCAAGCTGGATGACTTGCAGATTCCGGCAGCAGGCCGTCGTCTGGTACTCTGCTCGGATCATGTGAACGACCTGCTGGAAGACGACCAGAAGTTCCGCGACCAGTATTACAACTACACAACCGGAAAGATTGCCAACATGTACGGCTTCGAAGTATATGAATTTGAGAACTGTCCGTACTTTACCAAGGAAGGAACCAAGGTTCCATTCAAGAACTCGCCTTCGGGCACTGACCATCAGGCATCCTTCTGCTTCTACACCAAGCGTGTGTTCCGTGCACAGGGTAGCACCAAGATGTATTACCGCGACGCACAGACCAACCCGGACTACCAGCAGAACGAAGTGAACTTCCGTCACTACTACATCGTACTGCCGAAGAAAATGGAAGCTCTCGGTGCCATCTACAGTTATGACGGAACGACCGAACAGACTTCCGATCAGGAAGTGGAAGCAGACAAGAACTGGGCTACCGTACGCCGTGAAGCTGAAGCCGCCAAAATGGCCATGGTCCTGTCTGAAGGAGGAGCAAAAGGTGTAAACGGACTGGAAGAAAAGTTGCAGGAAGACCCTGCAGCCGGTGAGGAACTTGAAGCATAAGGAGGACTGAAGGATGAAACACTTTACAATGGGTGAACTTTGTGACAGCACCACCGCCGACGCTCATGGAATCAAGAATACACCGCCTCTTCAGGAGGCGGGTAATCTGAAAGCCCTGGCCGACAACGTGCTTGACCCGCTCCGCGAATGGTACGGGAAACCGATATCCGTCAACTCCGGGTACCGTTGTCCGCAACTGAACCGGCTGGTAGGAGGTAAGGCAAGCAGCCAGCATCTGAAAGGGGAGGCTGCCGACATTACGGCAGGAAGCAGGGAAGAGAACCGGAAACTCTTTGAGTACATCCGTGAGAATCTGCCTTTCGACCAGCTGATTGATGAAAAGAATTATTCCTGGGTGCATGTATCTTACAAGCGTGACGGAAAAAACAGAAAACAAATATTGAAACTATAACCATGGCGTAGTACGCCAAATGCTACGCCAATAAAGCACAACAAAATGAAACGGATTATCTTATTTTTCTGCCTGTGTTTGATTACAACACTGGCTTCATTTGCGCAGACCGTACTTCCGGCTGCAGAACCTGAAACATCGTTCCTTATCGACCTGGGAAGCTTTACGGGAATCGTAGCCCTGGTTTCTACCTTGGTGACACAGATTCTGAAAGTTGTTCCGGTTATTTCCGCAAGCAAGCTGGCCAAAATTTTGATTTCATGCGGTGTGGGCATGGTAGTATGTATTATTGTCTGGCTGTTGCAACTCACTCCGTTACTTACAGGCTATATCTGGTGGCAGGTGCTGATTTACGGACTGGCGGCCGGACTCAGCGGATGCGGATTCTATGATGTGATTAAGGCTATCGGAGCACTGTTTAAAAAAGAGTAGAGCATTATGGATTGGACCCTGTTACAAACACTGATGGAATGGCTGGCTCCTGCCGGCTGGCTGGTAACTGCCATTGCCTGGTGGCGTGACAGGAAAGTGTACCAGGTCCGTGCAGTGAAAGAAACCGAGGGCACTTACAAGGCTTTATATGACGACCTCAGTGCAACGGTATTGGAACTAAGTAAACAACTACGAAAACAAAACGAACGGAATATCAATCATGAAACGGCTTTACGCAAACTACATACTTGCAGGTATGCTGACCGCTGTCCTGCTATCATCTGGATGCGCCAGCAGCAGAAAGGCCAGCTCGGAAACCGTCCGCTCGGACAGCCTCCGAACGAGCGTAACCGAGCAAACAACTTACGGGCCGGTCCCGAAGAGGACGGCGACCTGCTCGGTGAGTGCGGAGCAGTGGCTGAACCTGAGTAAACTTCCTGCCGGATTTGGGCTGAGCTATCGAAACGACGGTCTGAATATTGACATACAATCGGACGGAGAAGGTGGCGTGAACGTCACGGCAACAGCCGACAGCATAGGAAGACAGGTTACCGTCAAGCATACTGAAACGGAGCACCGGATACGGGATGAAACTACCAGCAATGAGGTGAAAGAAAGACGGCCCGGCTTACAACAGTGGATTGTAGGAACAATTATTGCGGTGCTGTTACTTTTTCTTATTTGGGAACTGATTAAAAAGTATTTAAACAAAAATCAAACTCTATAAATATTATGGCAGATACAAGCAACGGAATTATCTATGGAACCGCCGAGGTGAAGTTCAAAGCTACCGAAGGAACGGATAAAACAATCGGTTGGCTGGATGAAAACGGGATGCAGCCTGCGGGAAACGCACCTTCATTTATGGATGTATTCGCCGCTCAGGTTACCGACGGACCGGTAGATTCTATCTTGCAGAACCCAGGATCGGATGCCTTCACCATGAATCTGATTCAGCTCAAAGCGCAGAACCTGGTAGACATCTTTGGAGGAACAGCAGAAGATGACGGCTCATATACTCCTCCTGCCAACTTCGTGGCAACAGGCGTGCTGACCATCAAGACGCATTCCGGACACAGCTTCCGTGTATTCAACGCCCGACTGAGCCGTAACGGATGGCAGAACGGTCTGAACATGCAGAATGTATTCGCGTTTGGAATCAGGGTAGATATGCTGAAACCAGCCGACGGAAAAGAAAGACGCTGGAGAATCTATCCACCGGGTGTGGTTCCTGACACATCTGACGCAACCGCTGATACAGAAGAGTAATGAAGGCACAAGATATTGAACTGCTGGCAGGCATCTCTCTCAGTGACGGGGGAATCAGCCTGCCGCTTCATACGGTACTTCGGAAACGTCCATTCCGCATTACGATGAAGACACCTACCACACGTAGTCTGATACGAATAAGCAAGCGTTATCTCCGAATCGGGGTGACTCCGGAAGAATATGATGCATACGACCAGGACCAGCGTATCCGGTTTGTCTTCCTGCATGGAAAGGACATCAGCCGTATTGTGGCATACGGAATTGTGAGAGGGCCTGTACTGGGAAGAGTACTGAACCGCATGGTGGCATGGATGCTACGGGAACTGATGACACCCGACGAACTTGCAGCCGCCTGGCGACAGGTGCTGAACAGTACATCTACCACGTCTTTCGGGATTATTATCGCATCGGCAGCAGCTCTGAACAAGATGCAGCCCTTAGCGAGCCGGAACGAGAGCGCAAACGACAAGAGGAGTTAAAGAAGGGACATACGGAACCTTCGCATAGCCTTTTCGGCGTAGTAGGTCAGATTGCCACGGAAACAGGATGGAGTATTGACTACATTCTGGATAAGGTAAATGTAGTTACACTTCAGCTCATGATGGCAGACATGCCTCACTGGGTTCCTCCGAAGAAACCGGACTTGAATCAGCAGATCCGTGAAATGGAGGAACGTGAAAAACAAAGAAACAGTCGCACACAAACAACAGAAAACACCAATCAGACAAAGGGAATGAACCCGATGGAGTTCTTTACCAATTATGCGGTAAAGGACTGATTATTCATCATTATAAATTGGAATCATGGCAGTACCCGTTGAACTGGAAATATTCATGAAAGACTTGACCAAGGCCGGATTACAGAGCGTTGGCAAGAATGTGGATGATGTGGAAAATCAGACTCTGAAACTGATTGACGCATTGAAACTGGTACGTGCCGAGCAGATTAAACAGCTTGAAGCGAACAAGCAGGCCGGAAAAAACTACACTCAGGAGGCTGCAAACGTGCAGGCTTTGACGGGCCAGATTAATGGATTGAAGGCCGGACTGAAAGACTTGAAGAAAACCAAAGAGGAGGTTGCAAAAACACCTTCCATCGACATCGACACAGAAGCTGTTACCCGTAAGACAAACAACCTGAAGATGCAGTTCAGCCAGGTAGCAAGAGAACTGCCTTCGCTTGCCATGGGTCCGCAGATGTTTATCCTGGCAATTTCAAACAACCTTCCTATGCTGGCAGATGCCATTGCCGATGTGCGCAAGCAGAACGAACTTCTGGCCGCATCCGGAAAAAAAGGTGTGCCGGTATGGAAACAGCTAGGAAAAGCATTGCTTTCTCCTCAGACAGCCTTAATCGCTCTAATTTCATTGGGTATTGTATATGGAAAAGAAATTGGTAATTGGGTTAAAAACCTTGGTAAAGTAAAAAAAGAACTATCAGAAACTCAACAGCTACAGGAATCATTGAACACTTCCAGAAGAAAAGGTGGAGAAGCTGCGTCTGAAGAGTCTGCAAAACTTAGAATTCTTTATACAGCCAGCCAGGATACATCAAAATCCATGAGAGAAAGGAATAAGGCTGTAGATGAGCTTCAAAAAATGTATCCGGATTATTTCGGTAAACTAAGCAATGAAGCCATTTTAGCGGGGAATGCCGCATCTGCGTACGATGAACTGACAAAGGCAATTATACGTAAAGGTCAGGCGCAGGCAGCGGAAGATATTGTAGCTGATTATTCAAAGAGAAACTTTCAGTTACAACGTGGTATTAATGCGGATTCGCAATGGGTTAATCAGATGCGTTCCGCATACGAAGCTGCACTGAAACAAAGAGAAGGAATGAGGCAAAATGCGTTGACGGTAAATCAAAGCAGTTTCATGACAAACCGAACTCTTTCAGGTGATAGTAACGCGGAAAAGATTATCGAGGAATACGAACGTCGCATGGAGAATATCAGAAAATCTTCTGAAGAAATTGCAAAGAACAACAAAACAGTAGAGGGTATAGTCAAACAGATAGACACATCGGCTTACACCACTGATTTCTCTGGTAGCTCCAAAAAGCAGAAAGAAGAGAAAACCGACTACGCCTCTCAGCTTGCCGATGCTCGCGTAAAAGCACAGCAGACTACTGAAAAACTCCGTCTGCAAATCATGGTGGAAGGGATAGCTAAACGAAAGGCTTTGGCTAGACTGGAATATGATGAACAACTTGCCGACATTGACAAGCAGGAACGGGATACAATCGCTAAAATGGATCAGGCACGAAAGCAGGGTGACAATATCCCACAGAGCCAGTACGACGAGGTAAAGAATACGGCGAACACCAACCGTATGCTGGCAGAACAGGTGTATAACGAAAAGATATATCAGATTGAACAGGAATATCGCGACAAGGCCACGCAGAGCCTTATCGACTACAATAAACAATACGGAACGTATCAGGAGAAGCGTCTGGCCATTGCAATGGATTATGCCCGGAAGATTGCCGCTGCGGAAACAGAAGGAGAGGCCGACGTATTAACCCGTGAACGTGACGACAAGCTGGCCAGCCTGGACTTTGAGGAAATGAAGAAAGGGATGGACTGGGACAAAATCTTTGGTGACCTGGAGCGTGTGTCTACTGATACGCTGGAAAGTCTCCGAGAGAAGCTGAAACAATACCTGGAAGGAATAGGCGATGACATCAGCCCCGAATCTTACAAGGAGGTACTGGATGCTTTCAAGAATATAGACTCCGAGCTGGCCGACCGTTCCCCATTTGATACGATGAAGAAGGGGTACGAAGATTACAAGTCTGCGATGGAGGAAGTACGTTCTGCTCAGAGCCTTCTTCAACAGGCGCAAGTCGGCGGAAGTGTTATCGTGGAAGAATATGACGAAGCAACCGGAGCCCTTACACGTAAGCTGATTACTCAGGCAGAAGCAGAGGAAAGACTTCGTGCTGCCCAGGATAAACGATACAGTGCCCAGAAGAGTCTGACGGATGCGGCCCATTCCATCGGGCAGAAAGGAATGGCTATCGTCAATGCCGGAAACGACATAGTGGATATGTTAGGAAACTTTGGCGTAAAAGTTCCGGAAGCGGTGAGTGAGACATTGAACGGAGTCAGCCAGGTAATGAGTGGACTGGAAAGCATTGATTTGACAAAACCATTCAGTGCTATTACAGGGTCAGTTAGTATATTGACTGGAATAGGCAATACGATAGCCGGACTGTTTGGTTTCGGAGGTGCCGATTATTCGGGGTATGAAAACCTTAAATCAAAGTATGAAGGGCTGATTGACATTTGGGATTCGCTTATCTCCAAGAAACAGCAATATATCGACATTGATTATGGTGTAGAAGCTCAGAAAGCAGCCGAGGAAGCTAAAAAACTGGTAGACGTGCAGATTGAACGCCAGCGGCAGTTGATGCATTCTCTTTCTGGAAGCGGGTCAAGTATGTTCAGCCATTCATTAGGATACAGAGTAAACGAAAGAATGGGTAGCTCTGACTGGGCAAGACTTTCACAATTAACAGGAGAGAATATACGTGAATTTGGTGACGTAATTAATTTGGATGCGGATGTCATAGGTAAAGTTCTTCAAGACGAAAAGTTTGTGTCGGTACTGACCGCTGTCAACTCTGAGTTTGTGACCTACATTCAGAATATTGACAAGTATAGCGAACAGTTGCAGGAAATTGCCGAACAGGAGAAAGAAGCATTTACCGGGGTAAGCTTTGATGAATTCCGTGACAGCTTTGTGAGCATGCTGTCGGATTTGGATGCTACCAACCAGGATTTTGCAGACAATTTTGAAAAATACCTTCAGAACGCCATATTCTCTTCTCTGATTGCTGGAAAATACAAACAGCAAATTCAGGAATTATATGACACATGGGCTACAAAAGCAGAATCAGGAGGTGAACTGACCAAAGATGAAGCCGGTATATTAAGAAACAAATATCAGGATATTATTAATGATATGCTGGCAGAAAGGGAACAGATAATGAAAGATTTCGGTTGGGAATCTTCATCTGCGGATTCCGGAAGCAGCCAGTCACCCAGCAGTGGTGCACTGACCACCATGAGCCAGGACAGTATATCCACTTTTGAAGGTATAGGCAGGAACATGCAGACGCATCTGGCCAATACGGACAAGTTTGTGCAGGAAATCCGAAACACGCAGAAGCAGGACAGCCAGACGCTGGCCACCATAGCCGGGCACACGGCACATCTGGTGGAGATACACGATATATTGAGTGATATGAAATTGAACGGAATACAGCTGAAGTAGCTTAATTTTTAACTATTAATTATTAACTGAAAAGTGGACCTGACTGGATACCTTACAATCAACGGAACGGACGCATGGAGGGAATACGGTGCCTTCCTGGGCGAAACGGAAGCAGGCGGACACGTGAACATGGATGCCCTGCTGCGGATGCCAAAGGCGAAGGATATTACCACCGTAGACTTCCGGGAACGGAACGGGGTAGAGCTTCCCCAGAACCCGAACGTGAAGCTGTGCAGCATCGAACGTACATTGCAGTTCTGGCTTCGTGGAAACTCCGCATCCGACCGACTGGACAAATACCAGCGCATGATGACGCTCATCACGTCGGGTATGCTTGCAATCGCCGTGAAGAATTACCGAACCTACAATATGGTTTACCAGGATATGCCGGCAGATCCGGAATGGTACGAAAGTTACGAAGGAGACCGGTTCTATGTGCTGTTTTCCGTAAAATTCATGGAGCCGCAGCCTTCTATTTAGTAATTGATTAAACACTGTTTAAATGGAACTGAAAATATACGATAAAGCCAACAACCTCCGACTGACAGCCAGCCCGAACTCTTCTTCCAGTGTCACGGAAGAAATCGGTGGAGAATGCAGCGTATCTGCATCCTTCACCCATACCGAATACGTGCCGCTGGATGTGGATGACTACATCGAGGTGGAAGGCGTTCGCTACAAGGTAAAGTCACGCTATCGTCCGAAACAAAAGAACACACAGACTTATGAATACAGCGTAAAGTTCTATGCACCGATACATGATGCGGAAGATACACTGATGCTGTTCCAGGAAGGTGGAACCACTTCTGAATTCAGTTACGACGGTGGTCCGCGCGAACACCTGCAGTTGTGGATAGACAATATGAACCGCCGTGCCGGTGGAAATCTGTGGAGCATCGGAACGGTTATTACCGCCGAAAACAAGGTGATTGATTACCGGAATGTGAAGTGCTGGGATGCGGCTTTCGGCAGCAATGGCATCGCCGCCACATTCGGCACTGAAATGTGGGCAGACGGTTATGTGATTAATCTCTGCAAAGCTGAACGTGGGGAAGTGGTGGAGCTTGGCTACCTTCAAGGACTTACCAATCTGGCACAGGAAGATAACGGGGAAGTGAAATTCTTTACCCGTCTGTTCCCGTTGGGCTGCACACGCAATATTGATGCGACAAAGTACGGGTATTCCCGTCTGCAACTTCCAAGCCGGGAAATATATGTGGACAAGAATGTAGACTTATATGGTGTGAAGGAAGAAACGGAAGAAGCTGCGTTTGCTGAGATATATCCTCAGTATGTAGGTACTGTTTCATCTGTACGTACGGAAGATAAAACCAGCGAGGAAGGACGGAAGTACACCGTATATTACTTCAAGGACAACGGTATGAACTGGAATCCGAAAGACTACGAGATTCCGGATCTGGACTATATGTTACAGTTCCAGACTGGCGAGCTGGCAGGACGTGGAACTGACGGTTCTTTCCAGGCTGCATGGCATGAAGACACACGGGAATGGGAAATTATAAACGTATATCCGGATGATACGACTCAGATTCCTGGAGGTGTGATTGTACCAAATCCAGGTGACAAGTATATACCATGGAACTTTTCCATGCCGCAGGAATACATCACCGAAGCGGAACAGGCATACAAACTGGCAGTAGATGATTTTCTGAATACCTACAGCTTTGACCCTAACAAATACACCGGAACCACTGACCGGAACTACATAGAAAATAATAATACACCGCTCCGCATCGGATGGAACGTGCGTCTGCTTTCAGAACAGTATTTCGGTTCTACCGGAGGATACAAGGATACACGTATTACAAAGGTGCAGCGCAAGTTGAATGACTTGTGCCAGGCTACGATTACCTGCTCGGATGAAGTAGGGTCGGGGTGGAAATCCTCGGTAGATAACTCGCTGAACTCGCTACGGTATGAGGTAGCCAGACAGGCTGAACAATATGTATATGATGTAATCCGGTCGTTCGATGAAAAAACACCGTCTGATAAGAATATATTCAGTGCATTAAAATCGTTGAAGACACATCTTCGTAAGGATGCGCCTGACCGGACGGAGTTTTTGATGAAGCTTCTTGGCGGTATCATATCTCCTTTCCTTACATCTCCTGACTTTGTTACTGGAATGATGGGTGCCGGCATGTCATTCTATAGCGATGAAAATGGTGATTCTGTCGGATGGATTGACAAACTGTACGTACGAAAGAAAGCCATTTTCCAGCTGCTCAGCATAATGGAGACCGAGCTGGCCGGAGCTTCCTTCATGTTCAACGCTTCAGGTGCCAGAGCAACGATTACTAAGGTAGAGCGTATAGATGCGGTTCCGTTCTATTATGCGGATGGTAGCGCGAAATACTATTCAGATGGCAGCAGAGCATACGTGCAGCCAAGCGCACATGGCGCCGTGTACCGCTGTTACTTCCTTGCAAACGATGGTGAGAAAGCCATCGAGAACCGTTTCCGTGTGGGTAACCTGGTACGCAGCCAGTCATTCAATATCAAATCCGGAGTCTATGAGAATGTTAGTAACCATTACTGGTGGCGGTTAGTCACTGCCGTCGGCGATAATTGGATAGAAGTATCTGTAAATCATTGTGACGAAGGTAGTGATATTCCCAAGGAGGGTGATGTGGTTGTACAACTTGGAGACATATCGGACACGGATTTCCAGTCCGCAATCGTGCTGTCTGCATACGGAGACGGTGCGCCTTCTCTTATCTTCTATCAGGGAATCAACAGTTACTCCCTCTCCGGGAAAGATATAGTCACGATTGGATACGACCGTGTGAAAAAAGAGGGATACTTCAATGTGTATGGACGGGCCTATATCGGTAACAGGGAACAAACGAATTACCTCAGTCTGTCTGACGGGAAGCTTGTCGGAAGATTTAGCGAACTCATGCTATCGTCTGGTAAATCAGTTGTAGAGGTAGCAAAGGACGAAATAAGCCTTGAACTGGAAGATACAGGAATCAACGTCAAAGATAGGACTGTAACGGTACATGCAGATAATTTCTTTGTAACCAACACATCCGGTGAACCGATTGCTGTTTTCACTACTGATAAAAACGGACGTCCGATTGTCAAGGCCGAATACATTGACGTGGACAATCTGAAGGTGAAGCATCTTGATGGTGCGGAGGGTTCTTTGGAAAGAGGCTCTATCGGAGGATTTGAACTGGCAAATGGCCGAATCGGTAGTGAAGCAACGGCATCCGGAGGTGGAGGTAGTTTGTCAATTTATAGTGACATGATTCGTGTAGGCGGCACAAGCTCTTATGTATTAATAGGGAAGAATGTTGTTCCGGCGACAGCTTCTGGTTTTACAGCTGCGGGAAGAATCATAAACAATCAGACGAATACGTATGGCGGATATGGTTTTGACGTGTCCAATTATGGGCTGTTTATTGAAGTATCTGGTGGAACGAAAAACTATGGGCTGAAAAGCAATGCTCCACTGATGGCAACTGCGTTTATTGGAACCAAGATCGGAAGGCTTAACATTACAGGCAGCACCTACAAGATTGATTTCTCACAGAATAATATCTTCTTTATATATGCCAGCAGCGCATATAATGTGACCCTTCCGGATGAGTCGCAGGTCGCAAGCATGTATGGCATGAGCAGCCTTCCGTCTGATTTCGGACTTATGTTGGTTTTCAGATGCCTTGCAGGCTCTAAAAACGTCACGTTGGCCGGAATATACGACCAGAACGGAAGTGTGCAAAGTTATACTTTGGCTGTCGGCGATTCAATAATACTACTGGTGGCTAAGGTTCCATATTTCGGATATTTTTTAATCAATTATACAAGCTGATGGACAAGGCAATTATAATCTACACAGTGTTAGTAATCTTATTAATCTTAATGATAAATTGAAAACGATATGGACGATAAAAAATACGATTCAAGGTATGACGGCGAAACAACAGATAAAATTCTGGACAATGCAAAGGCTATAATGGAACAGACTACAGCAGAAGATGGTGAAACGGTACAGGTGTACGATACAAACGGCGTTCCGCATAAAGTGTCGAAAACGGAGCTACTGAAGAAGTCTACACTGGCTCTCCCAGCTTTGGAAGACATCTCCAGTTTTGTGGCCGTGAATGCCGCCGGAAATGCCGTCGGAGTAATGACAAAAGAGCAGGTTGCGTCAGTTCTGGCGGAACTTATTGGGATTAACAATACTTGGTTCAGGGATGGTGGTATTGTCATAAATCCGGATAATTGTTTGAATAATAGGGTATATATGATTAATATATCTCTAGGAACTATTAACTTCGATTTATTCACTTATGGGAATTTATTATATTTCAGTCAAGGTGAATATCACACGCAAATAGCAATGTCCATATATGACAATAAACGGTTTACCCGTATGTCTTCTAATGGTGGTAATTCATGGGGAGAGTGGAGAGAATTTTAATCATAGTTTAAATGGACTCGATTATAATATTAGGCCCTATTGATTTTAATAAGCCCGTTGCCATCTTGTCCTTTAACAATAGATAGAGTAAACGAAGAGCTAATAATATATGCATATAAGTTATAACTAGCTGTATATAGATAATATCCTCCATCCTCTTTCCTGTATACAGCTAATTCATCATCTCTATGTTCATCATGTAACATTATCACTCTTTGAATATCGCAAAGCATTATTAATGATTGCCTATTATCACCAGTAATATATATAAGCATTGTACCAAAGTCTGCATAATCCGTTAATTTTGTATATCCTGTCAGCCAGCCTAACTCCATCTTTCTAACAGTTAGTCCCGCCAGGACTGACGCAACCTGCTCTTTTGTCATCAATCCGATAGCATTTCCGGCGGCATTAACAGCCACAAAAGCGGATATGTCTTCCAGCTCTGGAAGAGCCAGTGTAGACTTCTTCAGCAGCTCCGTTTTCGACACCTTATGCGGCACGCCGTTTGTATCGTACACCTGTACCGTTTCACCATCTTCTTCCGTTGTCTGATTCTTCATACTTTCTGTATGTTTCAATAGATTGTCAGTTTCTTCACCTGTAAAGCTTAATACAAAATCTTCTTCTGCTGCCATAATTGTTTTTAATTTATAGTTATTAATGATATTACCAACATTGTATATTATAATTATCTCATTGCATCATTAAGCCCAGCAAGAAACCATGGAAGAAGCGACGCTGCATGATGTCTTACCCTGTTAACTTCATCATCTGAAAATTCGGTATCGTCATCGCTGGAAAAAATTTTCTCAGCCAATTTTAAATCAGCAATACCAACTCCTGTCACATTGAAAATGTTATCTGCAAACATTTCTCTGACATCAATCTCCACGAATTCAGATTTATCTATCTTCGTGTACTTCTTAAATTGCTTAAAATCTATTTTCATGATTAATCGACTAAAATTCCATTTTCAAAAACCAGTTTATACGTTGAAGGTATCGAACCATTCTGTATAGTCCATGATATTGTTCTCGTTGCTCCTTTTTTGTATGTATATGATCCATCGGCTTGCAATGACCATCCGGTACCGAACTCATTAGACAATATCGTATTGGTATAAAGATTTCCGTTTACATGTACTCCTCCGTCAAAATATCCGGCATAAGTATTAGAACTATGTGGCTTGCTAGTACCGTTCCTTGAAGCATAGATACATGCTCCACCGTCATTGCTTCCAATTACTTTAACCCCAAATTTCCCGTCAGTCGCACCATTGAAGTTTATGTCAATCATACCACTGTTATCATCCGTAGGAACACCAATCCGTATACTCCTGCTATCATTGCCGAAAAAATCCCTTCCCTTCCAATTCAAGGAACCGTTGTCTATAGTGAAACCTCCAATCTTAGCACCATCGGCAGATATTGTTCCAGAAAAAGTACCTTTAGCGGCTTTCAGTTCACCCGAAAATGTACCGTCTGCACCATCCAGATGTTTCACTTTTAACGAGTTTACATCTATGCACTCTGTAAGAAGAAGTGGTTTCCCATTTTTAACCGTAAACACGGCTATTCCTTTCCCTTCAGAACTTTTAATTTTAAACTTATCTGAAGAAATAACAATCTCATTTTTTTCGATGTCAATACCCGTAGCACCAAGTTTAATTGAGATATTTTTCTCTGCTACATCTACAACGCTTTCACCATTTGACAACAATATTCTTGCTGCACGTACCTCTATTTCTCCAGAAGCAAGTCTGATATAATTTGTCTTGTCCCTATTACCGATATATGTCTTTCCATAAACATTAAAGTATCCTTCTTTAGTTAGACGATCATATCCGATTGAAACTATATCTTTCCCGGAGAGGGAGTAAGAACTTATCCCCTGATAGAAGGTAAGAGAAGGCGCACCGTCTCCGTATGCAGACAACACGATTGCAGCCTGAAAATCTGTATCCGATACGTCTCCAAGTTGTACCATCACATCTCCAACTGCCGGTATGTCGCTGCCTTCGTCACAATGATTCACGGATACCTCTATCCAGTTATCACCAACATTTTCCACCAGACGCCACCAATAGTGATTGGATACGCCGTCATACGCGCCTTCCTTAATATTAAAGGACTGTGAGCGTACTAAATTCCCTGGCTTAAAACGATTTTCTATGGCTTTCTCACCATCATCTGCAAGGAAGTAACAGCGATAAACAGAACCATAAGTTCCAGGAGATGAGTAACCTCTTTTCCCGTCTGAGAACTTGACTCCTTTACCATCCTTGAAACGAATTCCCTTTTTTTCTATAAACTCGACCTTAGTAATCGTTGCTCTGGCCCCGCTGGCGTTGAACATGAAGGAAGCTCCGGCCAGCTCGGTCTCCATTATTGAAAGTAACTGGAAGATAGCTTTCTTGCGCACGTACAGTTTGTCAATCCATCCGACAGACTCGCCGCCCTTTTCTGAAGAGAATGACATACCAGCACCCATCATTCCGGTCACGAAGTCAATTGATTCCAGGAAAGGAGATATGATACCGCCAAGAAGCTTAATGAGATAGTTTGTCTGGTCTTCCTTGTCCTTTCTCAATAATGTTGCAAGTGACCGTTTTGCCGAAAATACGTTACTGTCCGATGGGGCAGTAGAATCATTGGTCTTAATCACATATATGCTACTTCCTCCGCCTCCAACATAAGTATGCCCTTTATACGTAATCGACTCCAGTTTCTCTTCCACATCATTAAGGCGAGAGTAGGGCATACTTTCCCCAATAGTATATACCGGAGAATCCCATGGAATGTCAAGGTTAAACTCCCATCCGAGAACACGGCTTTCACGGCCATTCTCAAAAAAGGCTTTATTGACCAGGTTTATCTTTTGCCCGAACTCGAAAAAGCGTTTCAGCTTGTCTTCATTAACCCATTCTGACCGGAGGGTAGTGTAGTATGTACCATCGTCCTTTTTTCGCTGGTCTGCTATCTTCTGTGCCTTCTCTTTCAGTTCCTGCTCCGCGTCCGGAATCATTTGTACAGAAACAAACTTTGGATCAAAACCGGAAAGGATATACTTGTCATCATTTTCAGGATATATGGTATCATCCGGCAATGGACGTCCGTAGTCTTCGCTGCGGACAATTTCCCAAAGCTGGCTTCCGTTGTTGTCCGGGTCAAAAATAACACCGAACTCCAATCCATTCATTTTGCCGGACTGAAAGATAATTGTCAGCTCTTGTCCCGGAAGTATGTAGTCCTTGGAGAAATTCAGGCCAGTATCACGATAGCGATAGTAAGTCACGGTTTCCTGACCTCCGTCTTCATTTGTAACGGTTTCCGTCCTCGTAGATACACTTGACATCGTACTTTCAAGTCGGGGATATACCTCGTCAAATACCACGATGTCTTCAATTGCTTCTTCCTGGCTCATGTCAGGATACACATCTATGTATGGCGTACCAGCGGGAAGCATAAGTCGTCTTTGCACAACTCCGTTTACTACCGTCTGCTCTTCAATGGAACGGTAGTTCTCAGGTATGTTTCTTGTAGATCCGAATGCATAAATGCGGGTGGCATAAGTGCCTTTGCTCTCACTGCGAGTCATGGCAGACGCTTCAGCCCCTAACTCGATTTTCACGGCATCACCGAATTCGTTTCGCCCAAAATGAATTACGTTGTCCGTTATCCAGCAATCACAGTTCCACTTATCCTCACCCGCCATTGAGAATAAGGCATCCAGCAGGTTCATATTGTCATACGTCATTGCAACTGCCTTATTCTCTACTGTTGAATCTATTTCAAATACGAATTCTTTTCCCTTATAGGTATATCCCAAAGCTTTCAGGTTACGTAAGAACACACCAAGCTGTACATCAAGGGCTGCGGTGAGAGACCATGACGCTTCATATCCAGCATGTTCAGGAGTGTATTTGAAAATTTTGTTTTTCCACTTCCAGTAGTAAGCATCCAGTTTCAGCTCATAATCATATCCAGCGGTAGAAGCATTGAAAGAAGGTTTCTGCAAGTCAGTTACCTCATATGCTTTTGAAAGTAATCCGCCCAGAGAATCATCCAGAACCCCAGAAAGGTCTACATAGTCACCAAGTTTAAAATATATAGGTTCAGGCACGGAAAAGGGGAGAACGATGTAGTCCTCTTTCATCAGTGTAAACTTTCCCTTCGCCCCTTTGTTGATAGGGGTAGAGAACCTTGTTTTTCCGGATATGTCCTTAATTTCAATCATATCCCCAAAGTTCATAAATAACAAATGGAAGCCCTAAAAATCCGGACTTCCATTTGAAACAATAAAGGAAATGTTTGTTATTCGCTTCTGTCCATGGGATTCGGTTCGCAAAACTTACTTGAAACCTTACCGAAACACCTGTCAATACTTAACCCGTAAGAGATGCTTTTCCCCAGGTAAACCAGCTTGAAGACTTCGCTCCCAAGAGCGGGGATTTTGATGTTTACGGCTCCCTTCTCCAGTTCTGACTGAAAGGCTTTCTTCTTTGTCCGATAGTCACCTTCTGAGCCTCCTTCTATTGTGAACTGGAGAGTGATTTCACGCGATGCTACTTTTGCATTTTCGGTTATTATTCGCTTCCCGTGCTCCAGACGGCTCTCATCTTCAATGTAGTCTTTCATCTGATTGAATCCGTCGATAGCATCGAGAAAACCGTCACCCATGCGGACACCCCATGTGCTCCAGGCATCCTTCCCGTTAATAAATAAATCTCCTGTCATAATCTTGCTGTATTACGTTTCACTTCGGCAATGTCGGCCTGCATCTGTTTGATAGGTTTGACAATTTCGCCTGTGTTCTCTCTGATTTGCTGTAACTCCAAATAGGAATTGGCCAGGATAGTACGTGTCTCGTCGGCGATGTTGTATAGGCCGGTCACTTGTGATGTCAAGGCACTGATGGAGCCTCGCAGTTCGGTAATAGCTATCGTTTGCTGCTGTTCTGCCGTCTCAATACGAAGATTGGACTCATACACGGCAGTGAACCGACCGCTCAGTTCTCCGGCATCCTCGTGCGTCATTTCCGTACCGAATCCGCGGCTGGAGGCCGACTGCTGGGAACTGCTGCCAGCCTTGTCGTATCCGGTAGCTGCGGCAAGTTCATCCCGTAGTTTCAATGCTTCATTCACGTACCCCATATATTCGTTTTGGAGTGAATTACGTTCACTCTCACTCAGGTTTCCGTCCTTCATACTTTCACCGAATCTGTTCCACCAGTCTTCCAGCTTCTGGCTGTACATGTTACCGATTTTATCTGAAAGCATGGCACGCATAAAGTATTCGGATAGGTTATCCGCAAAATCTTCCGCCGAGGCATCCATATCCATGAGAGTATCTATGAAACTGTCATACATGGAATCAAAACTTATTCCGGTAAGCTGTTCGAAAAGCCCTTCTTTCAGTTCTTCGAGGTTTCCGGCCAGATCTGCATATTCACCTAGTGCTTCAACGACACCATTCCCATAGCCTCCTTTCCCTGAATCGGCCATTTTCTGCCACAAATCCACATTCTGACGTAATAAATCCATCTGCTCCGGAGACATCTGCCACAAGGAATCTGTACCTGTGAACTCTGCCATGACATTTTCCCGAATCCATTGTATGTCACTTTCCGACCAGCCCATGTAATAGGCCCAGCTATGATGTTTACTGTGATAGCCAGCATTGGCCTGCGCTTTTGAAAGGACATTCTTGTTGTATTCCTCCTGATACTTGATGGCTTTATTGTACTCTGCTACGGATTTCTCGCTTCCCTTGCTGGATTTCATTTCTTCTGTAAGGGATTCGATGGCAGACTGCAACTTTTCGTTTCTGTCCGTGAGTCTGTTGATTGTATCCTGCACCTCTTTTTCGTTTCCTCCAATACCGAAGAGTTTGCTGAATCCTCCGAAAGTCAGGGTATCCCATATTCCACCTACAGACTTAAAGACACTACTGAATATGTTACCTATGAAACCATCCAACCCCTGTGTCCCGATGGCATCTAAAAGAGAAAATGCAGCTCCAATTATACCTCCAAGTTTCTCGCTCTCTTCTGCAAATATGTCTACTATATTTCCGGCCAAATCACCGACCTGAGAGAGGGAAATTTCAGAGTTTGAACCAAGCTGGGTAATGACGTTCGACAATGTGACAAGGTTGCTTGTCGTTTTATCTGTCGACTTTTGTACATTGACCTGAGCGTTCTGCTGTCTTTTCTGGGCATCATTCAGTTTCTTCGTGGCCGCTTCCTTCTGTTCATCTGTTCCGCTTCTCATGGCTTCGTTGTATTCCTCCTGAGCTTGTGACAGTTCTTCCTGTGCCTTGGCCAATTCGCTTAACTGTTCGGGTAGGTCGGCCAGCAATCCTCCTTTGTCGATAAGGGTTGACTGGATGTTGCTTAAAGCCTCGTCAATGACCTTCTTCTGGTCAACAGCCATATTCTTGTATTCTTCGGAGTTCTTGAAGTCCCTAAGCTGCTGCTTTACCTTGTTCAGGGACTTTTTGGATACCTTGTCCAAGTCACCGAAGATAAGTTCCCAGTTGATTCCCTGTTTCAGCTTCTCAAGATCAAGGGAGGAGAGTGCCTTATCCATTTCTTTTTGGAGTATGTCCTTGTCTCCCTGAGTAGTGGCCTCTGAGATTTTACGGGTGTACTCGGCTATGATTGCATCACGTTTCTGCATAAATGTACCATAGCTTTTCAGGTAACGTTCGTTGGCCTCGATTGCAGCTTGATTTTCAGTTTCTGTAATTTCGGCCAGACCTTTTTCACGCGACGTCATGGCATTAGACGCACGACTTCCTAATACTTCCCGCTGCTCAGACGTAAGTTTTCCTTCTTGTGCATCTTCCCATTTTTTGCGCTGTTTCCTAATTTCGTCGATTTCTCGCTGGTAATCCAGCTCAATCTGTCTGCGTTTCTTTTCAGAACCTTCTTCCATCAGGTTGATTTCTTCCTGCTGATTGCTCCTGCGAAGCTGAAGGAGTTCTTCTGCAAGCTGTTGCTGCTCCTTCTTTTGTCGCTCGGCATCTTTGTTGATAATTGTTCTGTAATCAAAAATTCCTCCTTTTTTTATTTCATTTAAATACGTGCTTTGTGCTTCTTCTGCATTTTTTAATGCATTACTTTTCTCATTCTCCGCTTGTGCTAATGCAGCATTATACGCAAGCTCTGCAGGATCACTTCCATATTGATTCTTTTTACCTCCGCCAAAGAATTGATAGACTTGTCCACCAGCTCCCCAAGTTGGTCTATATGATTCAATTCCATTAGCTTTTATATCTCTAATTTTTTGTTCTGCTTCCATTGCTTTTTGTATGTAAGACTGGGCTTTGGCTTGAGCAAATAAAGAATTAATATAAGCGTCTCCTTTATTAATCAAAACATCATACCATTGCGCCAAATTGTTATAAGCGCCAAATATTGAGCCATATTTTGAATTTAATTCATCTATTTTTTGTTTCTCCTGTTCTTTTGTGCCATTGAATTTTTCTATTGAAGAAATAATTCCATTAAGCTCCATTCTCGTTTTGATTTGAGTCGCATAAGCATTTTTCTCTATCTCATTCAACTCTATCAACGTTTTTTTCATTTTTTCCGCGGCTGACTCTCCAACTATAATCCTCTTAGCCCATTCCCAAACCTTATCTCCGTGAACCGTAAGCAAAGTAATACCTACCATTAGTGCAGATTGCCAGCTAAATAATGATGACACAACTTGTTTCCAAACAGGAATACCTTTTTGTCCGGAGACTTTTAATTCTTCATTGGCTGCCTTTGCACGCTTAATTTCATCTGTCAGAATAGGCAGGTTATTTGAAATAGCCAAGAAAAACATATTTAATCCCATCGCAGCGGATGGCAATTCTCTCACAATCTGCTGGACGGACATATTCAAGCCGTTATATCCTTTAGCGTAATTCCCAACATTCCTTTGGTGATTCCCTATTGTAGCATCTAGTTCCTTAATTTTCGCATCTGCCTGCTGAATAGATGCAAGCAATTCTTTTCCAAATGGTGAATTACGTTCTTCCTCTGTCAATTCACGATAAGCTATCCTCATACGTGATAACGACTGAGAAATCCCGTTCATTGAAGTTGTTGCGGAATTATCTAATTTGACATTATTCATTAATGTCTGCCGTACATCAGACAAAGCCGCTTTGTGTGTCAGTAACGAGTTGTTGAGTTGTTCTAATCGTTTTTGCTGTGTGTTTGTAAGCGTCGAATTACCTGTCTGAAATTTGGTGAGTTTCTTTATTTCCTCGTTAATCAAACGGATAGCATTCTGTTCATCTATCATCCGCTTAATGTTTTGAGAACGTGTTCCCATTACGGAATCTATTTCTTTCGCCAATTCATCATAAGCCTTGGCCTGTGCCTGTACATTTGCTGTGCCTACATTATTTAATGAAACGTCAGCATTTCCATTATCAGGCTTTGTATTCATTCCAGCTGCCTTTGACAGTTGTTCTTGCGCCTTGATTATCTTTTCTGAGGCATCATTGATGCGTTTGGTTGAACTCATAATTTTTCCTTCCGCTTCACTAACCTTCTTAACCAAAGCATCATATTTTTTCATCAACGACTGTAGTTGGGCTTCCATTCCTTTTGCAATATCAATTTTCACATTGACATCTATGCCCTTCAATGCCTTTTTTACATTCTCGATTTCCGCTTTCAGTTGTCTTAACTTCTGAATATCAGTACTTACATCTGAAAATATACCTGCCATATCATTTTATATTAAGTTTCTTATTAATATTTCGTTCCGCAAATAAGACCCCATTTGTTAGTATCACTTCAAACCCTTTACTTTCCACATAGCTCGCATATTCCATTCCATTGGCCAAATAAAGTCCGTCTTTGGGCTTTTCAGAATAGATAAGCAAATTCTCTGTTTTCTTCACTGCATCGGGATGGGAGCCGTCCGTTTCCACCCACATATCCACAATCTGACCATTGCGGACAACGCACCCACCGTTTGCATTGGCAAGGTTCCCTGTCCTGTTTTGAAATGTCTTTTGATTCTTTGCGTTCCGTGTCGCATTCCTGCCAACTTCTGAAAGAACAGAGAAGTACGCATCGTCAATCCGTTCCTGAAGTTCGTCCAATCCTGAAATATCACCCTTAAATCGCATATATAAAAATCTGAATATTAATGGTTTGAAATTACTATTCATTTCATTAACATTCAGATTTTAGAGGAATGAATACCGAACAAATAAACTATTGTTGCGTATTTATGTTTTTTCGATGTTTTATTCTACCATTAGCATATTCTTTCCGCTTATAGATATGGCTATTATCACCTGTTTCTAATACAGTTTTTATCGCTTCTTCAACCCATTTTTTGCCAAATTCTTTATATCTGTTTCGCAAAGTATCTTGAGATAGATTTAACCGTTGCGACCAATCATGTATAGTTAAAGATTTATTGCCAACAGTTATAAAGTCAGATTTATATTTCTGCCTTACATTTTCACTTAAAGTTACCCATCTGCAATTCTTAGGCTCATAATTGCCATCTGAATTTATTCTGTCTATTGTAAGATTTTCTTTATAACCGTTTACTATTGCCCAATCGCAAAACTTCTGAAAATCGTTTAGCCATTCATCACAAACACTAACACCTTTTTTACCATAATTTTTATATGCTTTTCTTGTAGGATTGCAACAGCGTTCTTTCATCTTAGACCATATATTATACAGCCTTGTATGTGTTTTACCGTGTTTTATATTAGTTTCTTTTGTTCTTTCCACATTTAAGCAGCCACAACTTTTAGTTATGCCACTATGTAAATTGCATTCTCTGGCGACTATCATCTTACCGCAATCGCATTTACATTTCCATAATGCAACATGATTACTTGCGAATCCAACGTGTTTTAAAGCTATCAATCTTCCAAACCTTTGACCTGTAATATCTTTTATATCAAACTTTGAACACCCACAACTCTTTGTTATCCCATTTCTCAAATTACTTGAACGAACAACACAAGTTTTGCCGCAATCGCATTGGCAAAGCCACTTGAAATGCTTGTCTTTATCATCAGATTTTCGTTCTACCTGTTTTAGAACGACAAGTCTGCCAAATCGCAAACCTGCCGTTATTTTAAATGCTTCTCTCATAATCAAGCTGCATCTTTACCCAAAAACTTATTCACAAAGTAAACTTGACCTTTACCTGTTACTTTTGTGGTTGTAGAAACAAGTATTGAACCATCTGGCTTGTTTATTGTCGTCTGCTTCAGTTCAAACAGTCCTAAATCCATAGACTTTTGTGTGGGCTGGTTGTAATATTGCCCTTTTGAGCATAAGTAGCCATTTTCACGCATCCAAGTGAACAAACGGTTCTGACCTATATTCACGCCATTCTGTTGCAATATCTTTGCAAGCTCGGCTACCAAGCATGAACGTTGAGAAGTTGAAACTGCATCAGCAAATAGGACTTTAGGTGCATTGGACTTTATTGTTTGTTCTGCAAGTTCTGCCTTTTGTTCGGCTTCAATTCGTTTCTGCTTTTCTTCTTTCAGGTTGGTTGCAAGCCGAATTAAGAAATCAGGTGAGGTCAAAGCCTTTTCAAGCGTTTCTTGTGTCATGTATGCACCATGCTTGCGAATTGAGGGTAGAACTTCATCACAAACCCAATCTTGAAATTTTTCTGCATTGGGCAGTTTTGATTTCATTGTTAATCTATAAACTTCGCTCTCTTTGCCATATTTTATAGGTTGTATACCACTCTGAGTAGGGGTTTCCAAAACAGTAACCCCCTTGCAATGGTCTATAACCGCTTTTGCAGGGTTTGAATAGCCAAGTGCTTTTGCTACATCTGCCAAGCAAAATAACGGTTCATCATTCTCATTCATAGTAATTCTCACCTTTCCAAATTGCTCATTTTGGAAAATCTGGATTTTATTCATATATTTGATACAGTCTGACGCTATTTATTTGACTGTAAATAGATTAACAAGAATTCGCGTGAGGTGTGGGCAACGGATAAGAAATTAGTAAGCCTCTGTGGAACACCATGTTTCTCACGCTTTCAAATAACTCTCTTACTGGGTACAAAGGTAACATTTATTCCGGAAAAAACAGTCTGTTTCAGTCGGAAATCCATCTAAAATCTTATCATTTCATGTTCTGTGGAGTAGAATGCAGCTACTCGTCATAGAGAGACCGTAGTTTCCATAGCCACAGGCAAAGGTAGCCCGTGTTCTTGTCGGACATTGCAAGGTCAAGCCCTTCGGGTTTCGGGGAAAATCATCCTCGCCCGGAGGGCTTGCGGTATTTTCCCTCGAAAACCTTGCATGTCCTGAACACGACCTTTTAAGCCTGCGACTATGGGAACTCCGGCCCCATAAGCCGGACTAACTAAAAAAAATAAGATTATGCAGACCGACAACATTGCAAAAAGAGGAAACACTCCCGACCTGCTTTCCGGCATCTTAAGTGTACAAGTAAGAAACGAGGACAAGATTACGGAACATGACCGTATCTATTGTCAGAGCCAGCAGGATTTGCTCTACGAGACGCTCGACCAGATCGACCGATGGTATGCCCTCTTCAAAGAGGACGCGGAACAGTACAAAGAAAAATTCAAGTTCAAATACGAGGAGAACGGCAAAACCACGTACAAAAACTATCATGCGTATAATCACTACGATGACGAAAGCTATTCCCACAACGAGTTCAAACCGTTCGACATCATCAACGATCTGGTGGATAAGAACTGCAATGCAAATGCAAATTTCGCCAACCGTATCATTTCCTATTTTAACAAGACCTATAACGTGTCCGTACCTGTTCCGAAGATTGACGAGAAGACACTGCACATGGGATTCCGTCCCGTCTATGAAACCTATGTGGATATGGTCATAGAACATCTTGGCGGCAAAAGTTTCCGTGAAACTGCGGAAGAGGAACTGCTCAAACGTTTTTTGCAAACGGTCACGCCTTCCTGTTGGAGCAAGGTCAAGCCCGAACTGAAGAAAGACAAAATCATATTCCCTGACATCGTTCGCTGGGATAATATTCATCTTGAATATCACCAAGAGTACGAGTTTGAATATGGTACAAAACAAAAGGTGGATACCTTCTGCGAGGGCATTGCTTTCGGTACGGATGACGTCTTATGTGGAGGTATCGGAATGATTGTCGGCTTATGTGACAGAAATGTCGATATAACTGGATGGTACGACCTCACGACCACCAATGCCGAGCAGATTAAGTTCTACAAGAACGGTCGTATAGACGTCAAATTCAAGGACAGCATAGCTGCCCGTAACTGTTTCGACCGTCTTCGATTGGGCGAAATCAAACTGAGAAACGAGAACTGACCATGAGAGACCAGCCACAGCCACCCCGTAAGGAAGTCCTTGCGGGGTGTTTTTCGTCTTACCAACAATCATCAAAGATATGTATGCAATCATTCCCCAACAGATACCGCAAGACAAGCGGGCTGAAGTCAACGAGAAGATCCTGTTTGCCATAAACTCCGGCAAGGACCTGATTCCCGCGGAGAGCATCTACAACTGCTATACCGGCGTCGGCGGGCTGCATAACCTCAGGCAATCAGACTTTGCCAGCTATCACGAGTATGCCCGGGCCAAGAAAGAGTTCGAGCTGGGACAGTTCTTCACCCCTCACGAGATATGCCGGGAGATGGTCGATGTATTGTCGCCAACTTCCTCGGAAATGGTTCTTGATATGTGCTGCGGCATGGGCAACTTCTTCAACCACCTGCCCAACCGGCACAACACCTACGGTTTCGATATCGATGGCAAGGCTGTCGCCGTTGCACGGTATCTCTATCCGGACGCACATATCGAGAAGTGCGACATACAGCAATACCGTCCGGAGCAACGTTTCGACATCATCATCGGCAACCCGCCGTTCAACCTGAAGTTCGACTTCCGGCTGTCACAGGAGTATTACATGGATAAGGCCTATGACCTGCTCAATCCGGCGGGCATCCTGATGATTGTCGTCCCGTCTTCGTTCATGCAGAGCGAGTTCTGGGAGAAACGCAGGATAACGGGCATCAACGATAAGTTTTCCTTTGTCGGGCAATGCGGGCTCGCACCCCATGCTTTCACATCGGTCGGCGTGGATAACTTCAACACGAAGGTCATGGTATTCCTGCGGCATTCCCGGCATATAGGGATGCAGCCCTACAATGCCGACGAGTTTGTCACGATGGAGGAACTGAAAGAGCGCGTCATGCAAGCCCGTGATATGAAGCATCGTTTGCGTTTTGACCTGATGCGTGAAACCAACCGGATAGACAAGGAAGAGCTGGAGCAGTTCGAGTACAAGCTCTCCAAGTATATGTACGAGTTGAAAGCCCACGCAAGTCTGAACAGGCATATCGACAAGGCGACGGCTCTTGTCACGAAATTCCGTAACCAGAAGCCACCCGAAAATGCCACCAACGAGCAGGTCAAGGAGTGGGAACGCAAGAAGCTGACGACTGCCAAAGTGCTTGCCGTCATCCGCAAGTACATCACAACACAGAATGTCGTGCCCCGGAAGGAAATCGCGCTGGTCAAGACCTCCTACGGTTTCAAACTGAAAGCCTATGCGCCACGTCTGCTGGATAAGGTGGAACACAAGGCGGCCGGCATCAACAGCCTGATACTGGAGCGGACAGCATTGCCGGAACCGGAATTTCTTACCGAAGCCAATATCAGACAACTGCAAGCCGCCCGCAAATTCATCGCACGTAAACAGCGGCAGTATGACATACAGAACCGGGAATTTCCCGATATGCAGCCCGACCACAAACTGGCGGAGTATCTGGACAACGCGACATTCGTCAATAAGGACTACGAAACCTGCCAATTCACCCACCTGCAAAAACATGACCTCAATCTTGTCCTGCAAAAGAGGTACGCCCTTCTTAACTGGCAACAAGGTTCCGGCAAGACCGCCGCCGCGTACCACCGGGCCAAATACCTGCTTAAATTCCGCAAAGTGCGCAATGTAGTCATACTGGCTCCTGCCATCGCCATCAACATGACCTGGGACGCTTTCCTGAAAACCAATAAGGAACGATACCGTGTGATCCGTACCTCCAAAGACCTCGAAGATGTGCCGGAGGGCATCTTCCTGATTGTTTCCACCTCCATGCTCGGCAAACTGAAACGGAGTCTTGCCCGGTTCATAAAGCTCCGCAGCCGTAAGCTGTGCCTTATATTCGACGAGTCGGACGAAATCACCAACCCCAACTCACAACGGACGAAATATGTCCTCTGCCTCTTCCGCAGGCTGAAATACAAGCTGCTCGACACGGGAACCACTACACGCAACAACATATCGGAACTGTACAGCCAATTCGAGTTGCTGTATAACAACTCCGTGAACATGATATGCCGGTGTGACCGCATCTACCGCGAGAACAAGGAGCGTGAAATAGAATCGGAAAGCAATCCTTATTATGGAGAACCATTTCCTGCCTTTCGGGGACATGTGCTGTTCAAGGCCTGCCACTGCCCCGGCAAGGCGTCCGTGTTCGGTATCGAGAAGCAGAACCAGGATGTGTATAACAAGGACGAATTGTTCTCGCTTATTGCCAGGACAATCATCACGCGCAAGTTCAAGGACTTCGCCGGCGAGAAATACAAGGTCAGGATGCACACCGTTACCCCGTCGGACGGCGAACACGAGGTGTACCGTGTCATCATCGAGGAGTTCTGCCGTATCTGCGAACTTTATTATAACAGCACCGGCGACACCCGCAAGGAAGCCGGTCTGCGGCTGATGCGCCAAATCAAGCTGCTGATAAAAGCCTGCTCGGTCCCGCATCTGATAGAGGGTTATTCGGGAGACCCCTATCCGGGCAAGACGAGATACATACATAAACTGGTCAGGAAAATTCCGGGCAAGGTAGCCATCGGCTGCACCTCCATCGCCGCTTTCGACCTCTACCGCCGATACTTTGAGGAACATTTCCCCGAACGGCCGCTATTCATTGTCCGGGGGGACATATCGTTCAGAAAACGGCAGGAAATCGTGAGCCGTTTCGATGCCACGATAAACGGCGTGCTGATATGCACCCAGCAGAGCCTGAGCAGTTCCGTAAACATCCCTTCCTGCAACGATGTCATTCTCGAATCGCTCCAATGGAACATACCGCGTATGGAGCAATACTACTTCCGTTTCATACGGCTGGATTCCCGTGACACGAAGAACGTGCATTTCATCACTTACGAGGATTCCGTGGAACAGAACCTCATGGCACTGGTGCTGACCAAGGAGCGGCTGAACGAGTTCATCAAGAGCGGCGAGGTCAAGGAACAGTCCGAAATATTCGACGAGTTCGACATTACGATGTCCGTTATAGACAGCCTGCTCATACGCACGCAGGACAGCGAGGGCAAGATACATATCAGCTGGGGCAGTCAACGCATAGCAAACTGACCATGAAAACGAATCCGCACATATATCCGGCATCCGTCCTCCCCGAAGGCAATGCCGGATTTTTCGTACCTGACAGCAGGAAGGAAATAACCATGTCAAATCCGCAGAGCCCACTCCCACAGGCAAAGGTAACTCCGTGTTCTTGTCGGCTGTGCAAGGTCGGGCCGCAAGCGGTTTTGCGGAAAATCATCCTCGCTGCGCTCCGGTATTTTCCGCAAAAACCCTGCACCGCCGGAACACGGACCTTTTGAAGCCTGTGGAAGTGAACCCTGCGGATTCATCATCCATAATCATAAAAAATAAGAACCATGAATCTGAATGAAGCAGAAATAGCAGTAACGACAAAACGGCTGGTAACGGTCAATCCGAAGAAAAGCTACCGGATGGAATTGGCCGACTATTGCGACATTGACGAGTTCCACCATGCCTGTGCCACCCGTTTCCCGGAAGAAGCCGAGCCCGAATACCGTTACACGGACTGGGAGAACATTCCGGAATACATGGTCAGCAGCGAATGGCTGTGCCCGAACTTTTTCGAGGTACGTGACGCAATGGAACGGCTGGACGAGTTTCAGCAGGACTGTTTCGAGCAGTGGTGCGGACATTACGGCTACAACCTGGCGACGGAAGATCCGCACCTGCTCGTATCCTACTTTCAGGACAGCCCCCATGCACGGATGGTTGTGCGGGAGGAGGAAGAACCCGATGTGGAGGAGGACAACCTGGTCTATCAGGGTATCTCTTCCTACTATTCATTCGTGACGAGTTACCCGTATGAGGTATTTGATGACAATTACGACTAACACATACAATTATGAATATGAATTTCATAGGACCGATATTCCCGATAGACCCTTGCGCGCCGAGGGCGTTTATCGAAATCATGAACATCATCCTGATGTCGGCCAACATCATGGAGGTAAACAGGCGACTAATAGAGAGAAACGTCCACCCGCATTACAGATCGCTTTCCGGTTATTTCCGGTGGTCGTTCCGCAATGACCGTTTCACGCTGTGGCAGAGGGCGGAGTACAACTCGGATGTCTGTTTCGGACACAAGATAATGGAAATACACTTCGTGGCTCTCGTGTGCGAAGACCGCGTAAAGGCAAATACCATAAGCAATTAACCAGTAATAACTCAAAAACAACCGAATCATGAACACTTCATTTGAAATCATCCGTTCGGCAGGAACGGACCACCTGTGCTACCGGGTGAAGAACGATACATTCGTGGCAGTCCATAACCAGATGCTTTCTTTCACGGAAATGGAAGACGAATTTGAAATCGTTCCGACTGACAAATCCTATCGGGATAAGCTCTACATCTATCAGGGGCAGGCTGTACGGCTGGTTCCGCAAATCTATCGCAACGGCTGGCTCGCCCTCTGTCTGGAACTGGCCGATACGGAAGAGCCTTACACAATTCTGACGGTCAATCTGGAAGAGACGGATGCCATCGGACTGCCCGACAAGGCTTTCATCGACATCAACAACAATCCCGACGCGATGGAGTTTCTGGTTTTGAATAACCTCGCTACCGATACCGGCTACCGGAGAGGCAGCGGCTGGGTGGAGTACCCGATGGTACACGTCAATCTGCCGCTTGTCTTCCAGCATTGTCCGGAATCGTTCAATCGCATCAATATCTACGCGTAATGTTTCCGATAAATAAACCGAATGTCTAATCGTGGGAGTCCGCTGGCGGCTCCCGCATTCATTTTTATGCCTTATGAAAACAGATTTCAGCGAACAAGTAGACAAACTCCGCAAGGAGATTACAGCCGCCATAAAAGCGGTATTGGAGGAATATGGGAAAACGGAAATGGAGTTTCCCGATACGGTGGACGCTGTGTACGTGATATGGTTCGACCATGACGGCGATCCCTATGAGTGCCTGGTGCGCAGGATACAATTCTTCGGGGAGGAACTTCATCTCGTTGTGGAAGACAAACATACCCATGAGTTGTACGAAATTGACGGTCCTTTTGAACTCGGGGCACGTTGTATCAACTGGCTGGACGAGATACTCCGGACAACCGTGCAGCTTTTATCCGATTCCAATACAAAAACTAAATAAAAATAATGATGGAAACAATAATCATTGACAGGATATGCACTTCTTGCGGGTGTGACAAAGAGACGGCTCGGGAATACCTTGATGCCGAAGTAAGAAACCTGCGTGAATTACGCGACGCGAACGATTTGCGGGAAGGTGATTTGGAATCGGCATGCGATAACCTCGGCATCGAACAGGACTTCCTGCCTTTTTTCTGCGAATCACTCATTTTTTAATGGTCATCAATTAAAAATCAACATTATGGGATACTTTCAGAATATAAACAGCCTTGCGGAACTGAAGAAGAGTTACCGCGTACTGGCATTGCAGAACCATCCCGACAAGGGTGGCAGTACGGAAACCATGCAGCAGATCAATCTCGAATTTGAAAGATTGTACGCCAAATGGAAGGATGACACGACCGTATCGGCCGCTGCATCCGGTTATGAAAACGACTATGCCGGCGCATCAGCCAACGAGTACACGGAATACGTCTATAACGAATACCGTTGGAAAGGCAGGAACTACAACGGACAGATGCGCGGGGAAATCGTGGAGATTATCCGCAAATGGCTCAAGGAGACCTATCCGCGGTATAAATTCTCCGTCACACAGAACGGTTACCGTTCCATCAACATCTATCTGGTCAAAGCGGATTTCGAGGCCTTCACGAAAGAGTCCGGTCTTATCTATAAAGATATCAACCATTATCACATTGGAACAGACCGGACCATTACGGAACGGGCACGCGAGGTCATGCTCAACGTCTGTGATTTTACCATGTCGTACAACTACGACAACAGCGACATCATGACCGACTACTTCGATACAAATTTCTATCTGACACTGGGCATCGGACGGTATGACAAGCCCTATCAGACGGAACTGCCGAAGCTGCAAACCAAAGATAAACTGCCTGAGGTTTTCAAGCATCCCGAAGGAGCCGCCCACAAGGCCATACGTCAGGCACTCGGCAAAGCCCGCTTCGACTTTATCCAAAGCCGGGCAAATGCCGGGAAACTGATTCTCGGTGAAGACACCTACGGGTCGAAAGGCGAGCATTACTTCTGGCCCAAGCAGTATTCCAGTGCCAAGACCGCACAAAAGCGGATTGACAAACTCACCGAAGCGGGTATGCGATGCCGGATGACCGGTTATAACGGAGGATGTATCGAATTTCTCGGTTATACCCCCGAAACGGAAGCAAGGCTGGAACAGGAACGTCAGGAATATATTGTAGCACATCGGCAATGGAAGGCAAAACAACAGCCTTTGGCAGTATAACCAATATAAACCGTAAAAAAATAAAGATTATGAAAGTCGGAGATTTGGCAACATTGATACGCCCATACAGGGGCTATCGTAACATCGAACTGGTAGAACGCCTGCAATACACCTGGCTTGTACGCATTTGTGAAAGCGGTCTGGAGATAGAAGTTTATGAAGATGAATTTACTATTGACGAACCATGAACCGAGGCGAACGAACTGAACAATGAGGCTCTGTCGAAAACCGGCAGGGCTTCATTGCTTTTATCAAACATATTAAAACGAATGAAAGCTATGACAACAACAGCCATACAACCTTGGGAGTGCCACGTGCCCAAATCGGTAAGCCTTTATTTCGTGGATTATAATGAGTCACTTGACGAACACGAGGATTTGCAGGAAAAGTGCATCCGGCAGAACAGTATGCTTCCGTTGGATGAAGAATCTTCCGAGTGGTACTCGGAGCAATTCTCGGAAAATCTTCGTACCGAGATGCGTGACATTAAAGAGTCTATGGAGAAAGCCGGACTTGGCACCGATTATGTCGAAAATGAAGATAACATCTGTGACATGCTCTATGAGCGGAATGACACCTATCCGACTGAAGGCCTGATAAAAAACACTTCCACGACCACCATGTTTTATTCGTTAGGATTGGAGATCGAAGGATACCAGTACGGCAAGTGCCATCGCAGTAAATCGGAAGCATACTGGTGCAACAGGATAAGACGGATTATCAGGTTGCGAAAGGGGCCGTATGACGACAGGATTCTTGAAATGCTGATGGCAGCCGCATACGGTGGAGAGCTGAGAATTTATTTCAATGCCATGTTCAACGATCTTGTTTCCAAAGATTCCGGACAGGACTTCAAGACCATCCGTTTTTATGGCAATGTCGTGGTTGCGATAGCGGACAGCCGTATCGGTTCGGGGGATCATACCATGTTACCTATTGACATCACACTCCCGTTCAACAGGGATAATCTCTTTGTGGATTCGCAGGTGCATTATTCCTATGCAGACGAAATCTGCGGTATGGTGCATGACTGGTGTGACTCCACCAAATGGGAAACCGGAATGAAGTCTGTTAAAAAGAAACTTTCCAAAAGCCACATGACGGAACACCAGCGGCAAGAGGCCGAATATGTCAAAACATTCAGGAAAGGAGGTTGTACAGCCGGGGATATAAATATTAGCAGACATAGGGATGTGTATTATATAAACGACTACCCGTGCGGGCACAAATGTCCGCATTGCGGGACATTCTGGGTTGATTAAATTATCTGTTATGGTACAAGAACGAATTGACGACTGGTGGGAATATGCCAAGGACCTGGCAAGAGCCGAGAGGGAATTACAGATTGAACGCTGGGTGTATATCTCCATCGAGTATAAGGATGAAGCCGGCACTTCTGTCCAGCTTCATTTATTTCATTAGAATACTTACAATATGCTTCCATTCTTCTCCAGACAATTTTGAACGTGTTGGTTTTAAGGAATCCCAATCATTTAATGATAGCGAATTAATTATATTACGCAATTTTGTAAATGAGTAATCTGAGATAGAACCTGTAATTATTTGCGATAAAGATAATGATAAAGAACGTGGTATACCCAACATTCTCATAGCTAAAGCTGGATTATTATCTACACCATAATAAACATAAGATGGGATGTATGAATCTTTCATTTCATCCTCATTTCCTTTTACTATACCTTCAAGTGCGCTTAATCCCCACGATGCTTTAAATCGTAGCTGATTCATATATGAAACAAATTGAGTTAAGCGTTTATCCGCATCATTGTCTGTAAAATGGGGATGGATTGAGGATATGGCATTTATTTTATCCCCTTTAACCCAACGTATTATCATTTTTGCAACCAATTCTGGATTAAATGGGGCTGTCGTATCATCAGTTCCCAGTCCCGTTTCTCTTAATTCTGAAATAGCTTTGATCTTCTCTGTTAAGTTTTCAGCATTTCTTCGATTAAACATTACATTCACATTCCATGTGTCTAAGTCTGCAATAGCCGGATTTGTTGCTTTTTGAAGCATAATCTTTAAAACAGATGGAACGGAAAAACCTGTCTTATCTGCATATTTCAAAACCCCAATATTATCTGCATATCGTGCTTGGATTGTTAAATATATCTGCTTACATAAATCTATGAATTTATTCCTTTGCTGTTCATTATCCAGCATAAAATACACCAATGAATCCTTAAAAAGCTCATCAATATCTACAGCAAGCTCGTTGTTGGAAACATTTAAAAGATGTACGAAGTATTGAAATATAGGGCTGAATGCATCGGTATATTCAGCCATTAATATTTCTATTCCCCTTTTTTTTATCAATGTCTCAAGTATATATTCTCTATCAAGAAATAGTTTCGCTAAAACACTTGTTAATTCTTCTGCACCTTTGCTAAGAATAGCTTTGCCTGTTTCTGCATTCGTATGAGTGTTAAATGGTAAGATAATCTTTCCAAAATCATCTACCATAGTCCGTCCAGATCTACCTGCTATATTCCAAAAGTCATTAGCTGATAATAAATTATCTCGACCACGTTGATATGTATCAAAATAAACAGAAGATACGGGAAAATTAACACCTTCAGCAATGGTTGTAGTTGCACATACGTAGTTAATTAATCCTTGACGAATAAGATGTTCTGTTAGTAATTTAGTTTCATCTGATAAGCCTGCATGATGAACAGCAACCCCCTTTCCTAAAAACTTAGAAAAGGATGTTGAGCATCCCAATTCTTCATCAATATATTTTTGGACTAAATGAATTTCATCACTATTAATATTATCGTCAATCCAACTATAGATTTTTTCTGCTACATTGTTAGCCGAACCTTTACCTTTGCAAAGTATAAGTTCCGTTTTTCCTTTCGAGGAAAAATGACGACATGAAAATTCCAATATCCTATCTTTAGGAGTTGTTGATACAAGTTGATATGGATTTTTTATTACTTGCTCATTCTCCTGATATAGATTGAAACTATAAGCAGATGGTAGTAAATTGAATGTAGCTTTGGCTTTAGTTACTTTCAATCCAATAACTATTTTTTCAGAAGGCCTCCAATCTACATTAATAATGTTACCTCCTCCAAGCCAGTCTTTTAATGCCTCTGTATTGCCAGGTAGGAACGGCGATAAAAGCATATATTTTGCATTGGGTCTCTCTCGACGTAACATAGCAATAAGTAATTCCAGTCGTGCACCTCGTTCTCCGTTTTCAATAGTATGAGCCTTATCAATGATAAATAACGAAACGTCTTCAACGGAAGGATGAGAACGGCGAATTAATAAATCTAATTTTTCTGGCGTTGAAACTATAACATCAACATCGTCTGCAATCAAGAAATCGGCCTCAGTCGGGTCTATTTCACTTGCAGAAGATGTGCGTTCAACATTGAAGCCTATCGCGGATAAGTCTTTACGTAGATCAAAATATACCTGATTAACTAATGCTCTGGATGGCACGACGTATACAACCTTAGCGTCTTTTCGTAAAGATTTTGTCAAAACAATATTGAATTCTGCCAACATAGTCTTACCGGCACTTGTTGGCATCTGCACTATTGAAGCATTTGCATAGACATCAAATAAATTTTGCTGCATAGCCTGTCTTTGCGATGGTAAAAGCTCCAATATATTATGAGAACTTTTGAACTCACAAAGTTTTTTAATTTGATCTTGAAAGGCTGTCCCATTCCAAATGGAATTCCGTATTAAAGATTGCAAGTCTTTGTTAATTATAGAGATAAAGTCTCTTAACCGGATGTCCGAAGGTATTAAGTCTAATGCAATGTCAATATGTTGTCTTACAACATTATCAATACGTTTTTTATAATTATATCCGTTAATTAGATATTCAGCTGTTTCTGTTAAAGCTTTTGAGGTATGATATAATCCAACCAATATAAGAGCCTCTTCTTTTTGTGCTTGAACATCGAATTGGTTCAAATATTGATCCTCGAATTTTACTTGTTCCTTTTGTAGATTAGAGATTTCGGATATGGCTCTACGAATATCTTCAAACCCATCACTTTTACGAATTAAGAAAAAAAGTGCTTTAAAAATACCAGCCAAAACACGTTGACTCCAAGACGACTCAACATCTTTGAAATCAACAAATTGTTTTAAATCAAGACGGGCGGAAATAGTTTTATCTAAAATAAGGGCAAGACTTGACAAATAAAAATAATATATTAACGAAACATTGTCTAATTCATAGCCCATTATTTTGTCAAAAATTTCCCTATCTTCCTTTTCCTCTATGTGTACATTTTTTAATAGCTTATAAGCATGTTCTGCCCACTTTAGGTTAGTGTTCTCATGAAATGAAAGACCTATAAGTAAAAATGCAAGGCGACAAGATAATTCAATATCAGACGAAGTAAAATTCGAATTGTTTATACATATTGATTGAAGATGATATGTTTGATTACTCTTTTGTAAGAGCATATTGATATCATCATCATTTAGAATCTGCTGTATGTAGTCCATGCCATTCAT